GTCTCGAGTACACATTCCAGGTCCATTGGGCATTTCCAAACTCCATGGCGTTGAACAAAGGCTCGCTTAAGATAAGCGACTTCGCTCAAGTTTCTGTAGGGTTCGGGGTTCTGCGACTTGTGCTCATCCGTGTACGTCATACCGATTTGTGCATACGCATCAGTAATAGTATTTTGGTTGAACCAGTCAGTCACAGAGGACGAAATGTTCACAACGTTGTCATCTCCGTATGACACCATTGAGCACACGTCGTCGAAGCGGGTCGATCTGTTCTCTGCGCAAATATAAAAAGCGATGCGCATTGACACTGAGTTGTAGAAGGAGTTGAGTACCGTCGTTGCAGGGTTTCCTGAGGGCTGTGAGTGATCACAAGTGTAAAAGAGACCTTCACACAAGTGGGTTGCATTGATAACCTCAATAAAGAGAGTTTCTCGAATGCGGCGGTTTTCGGGTCCATCGTCATACCAGTCATTTACTACATTGACAAATTCCCACATGATTGAGCTGTTGAGGGTCCCATCGAAAGATGAGAAATCACCAGCGATCACGCGGTCACCATGTTTCTGTAGTTTCTTGGCAGTCCGACGCCAATCGTCACCAAATGGGTTGGTGCCGATCGACTGTTCATTATCAATTCTGTTCGTCATGAGGTGAGCGTTAAACGACAGAAAATACATCCGGAAGGCGATGAGAAAGTCGAGTGGACCAGAAGCGAAAGTTCGCGTCTTGTTTGCATCGACTTTGGCGTGAGGTCGGCGTTCGTCTTTGAGGGTGTCAGTCCATACAGTCGGAGTTCGGATTCCAGAACGGGCAGCATCTATACGTGATTCCACGGCAATTCGCACGGTTTCATCGTAGAGATACTCTCCATCTCCAAGCCAGCCGGTCTTTCCTTTAGCACCTCCCTTGCGGGACAAAGTCCAAGGATAGCCAGCCGACGAGGATCGGTTGATTGGTTCGAGGTATTCGTTCAGTTCACGGTTCCCGGATATTCCTTCTTCAAAAGTGAGCACGCGACAGATATTCTTTGTGTCGTTGCTTCCCTTCATCAGATGTACCTTTGTTTCAAGTACAGCTCGAGCGAGCAGGTCCTGGTCAATGGATGGGGTATTAAGAGCTCC